CACGCCCTCGTAGTTGGGCAAGTTGCGGTAGGTGACGGTGTTAGCCAGGTCAAAATTAAGATTTTGACCAATCGCCTCATAGCCAAGCACGGTAAAGGTGCTGGTGTTTTGGAAATTCACCGGCACTTCATCGGCTTGGTTTTCGACCGTCAGCGTGATGGGCGCAACGGCGGTGGGCCGCTCATATAGCCCGGTCATGGTGAATGATAGCGTGGGCAACCCTGCCGACTGCCCTGCACCAGTGACCGTCCCGCGCACGCCTTTGATGAGCTGCTGCTGGCCATCGTGCAGGTAGTAAATAGTGACGGAATCGCCTTCCTCACTGGCGCGGGTGTAAGTCACCTCGCCTGCGTCCAGGTCTTCCACTTCTTGCATCTGGCAGGCGCGCAATAGCAGGCCAAGCGCCGGAGCGGTGGCAGACGTACCAATCACCGGGGCGGTACCGCTGCCGCTCCACGGCACGGTGAGCTGCAGCTGCGTATTAGGGCCGGTATTAATCTGCGCAAACCCACCCATCTCTGGGCGCATCCGGGTACGCTCTACCGTGTTGCCCTGGTAGGGCGTGGGGGTTAGCTCAGTGACCAACATCAACACGCCCTGTTCAATCGGGGGCGCAACGCCGTAGGTGGTTTCTAGGCACACCACGGCGGCTTTCTTACGCGTTAGTAGCGGTGTCATCACTATTACCTTTCACGGGGGCTTTGGTTTTCGCGCTGCCAGGGGCGACGGCAGGCGCGGCGGTGGGGGCTACGGCAGTGCGCTTGGCGTCTACCGTGCTGGGGTGGGCATCGTGTGCGCCGTAGCGCTGCTGTTTGGCTGGCTCGCTCACGCGCTCCAGCTTGCCGTTTTGGCGGCGAAACTTGCCGCCTTGCTTTGTGGCCATATTTCCTCCGGGCATTAAAAAACCCGCTCGGTGGCGGGGCTGGGTGGGGTTGGGTTAGATGGTGACGGTGCGCTGCCGCCCTGCGGTGAGGGCGTTAGGTGTGGTGAGATTCCAGTATTCCCGCCACCACACGTAGCGCCCGCGTATCTCTACCATTTGCCCCGTGTGAAACGACATCACCCCGCTACTGCCGGGGGGCTGCCAGCCAAACAGGGCGTTACGCACCTCTTGGCGCTGGGCGCGGAACGTGTCGCCTACCTCGCAAATGATAAACACACCGTACACCTGGGTAGCGGTTTGCCGCTGGCTTAGCTCGTTAACAGCCTCGCCCGCATCCTCCGCCAGGTAGGGGTAGGCGGCGGGGGTTTCGGCGCTGTAGTCGTCGATGGGCTCGCTAAACCACGCTTCCTCTACCGTGGCAAAACCGGGGCACTGTGCGCTAATGCGCGCTATCAGCGCGTTGGTAATGTCGTAGTCCTGCATGGGTGCCTCACGTTTTCTGGCCTAGCAGGTAGTCCATTTGCCCGCTGAACTGCCGGGGCAGATCCTCGCGCACCATCTCTTGCGCGCTGTTGATCACACTTTCATGGGCCACCATGCCGGGGATTGAGGGGCCGAACTGTATGCGCGGGTCGCTGGCGTTATCCGCTTTATCGGCCCGGCGCAATACGCGGCCCTTGGCGAGCCATGCCCCCGGCGCTAATTTCCGGCCATCATCTTTTCGAATTGACAGGCTGACTCCGCGCCGTCGCGTTTTGTAACGCTTACCGCGCTTGCTAGTAGCCATTACTACGCGCCGTTTGATGACGTTAGGATTGAACTGATCCAACGGCAAGCGCCGCCCCACGTACAGCAGAGAGCGCGACGCATCCCTACGCGCCCTGTCGATACGAAGACGCTTTTTGATCTTTGCTTGGGTTATGTCGTAATCGCCCTGCACTTCACTATGAATGCGCGTTGCGGCTTTAGCCTGGGTGCGGTCTAACGCTTGGCTAAACGCCTTTTCCACCAGCTTGGGGTCATAGCGATTCTTGAGCGCCTGTAGCTGGTTAATGTCGTATTCGTAGCGCATTACACCACCTCGATACGCACAAACGCACCGTCGTCCTCCACCGGCCCGTTATAGCGCCAGCGCTTGCCGCTGACGGTGAACTCAGCGCGCCGGTCTACATCGCCCACCATGGCCACCGGCAGCAGCAGGGTTTTCACCCTACGGCCTATGCCGTTCTCGTCGATCACTTCAAACTCGTTATCGAACTGATAGGGAACGTCGAGCACGTCCGGCCCGGTGCCGGGGTGGTAGGTGCAAAGGCCATCGCTGAGGTGCTTCACAACCGCCTCATTGAGACGGTTGGCGTACTGGTCAAAGAAGGCCATAGGGCACCTATGGGACGGTAGCGCCAGAGACTAGCTTGATGCTGGCTTTCGGGCGGGTGTTGAGGTGCGCCGGGTTAGACTGCGCCTCCAGCTCTACGCCTTTGCCGTGCGGCAAGCGCTCGGATGAGCTGTAAAACGGAAGACCCAGCGTGTTGACCGTATCGCCATAGTCACCCGGTGCGAAGCGGCTTAAGAACAGCTCTTCGCTACCCATGGGGAACGCGTACGCTTCTTCATCGTCGATGAACTTTGTCGTCCCTACAGTGCCCCGGTAGCGCTCCCACATCAGACCACCAAACGGGAAGGCTTCGCGACCATCGGCACGCAAACGAGAGCCGTTTTCCCAGCGCTCATAAGCCGTTTTGACCGCTTTATGAGCGATGAACTTACGCCAGAAATTCTTACCGCATAGCACCGTCGCACCATCGAAGAACAGGTCGCCCAGCCCCAGCTCCATGGCTTCGAGAATATCCAGGCACTTGCCTTGCAGCTCAGTGGCGGCGGTGCCTAAATCCATGGGCACCACGGTTTGGGTCATCCCGAAGGCTTGGAACAGGTCATAAAGCACCGCGCCGTTGGCATCGATCACTTGCCCTTTCACAGCACCCACCCGATGGAACTCATGGGTCACATCAATGCGGCGGGCCATCTTGGCCAAGCGGTTATTGATCACTACCTGCAGCTGTTCGGCGCTGTCTTGTGAGCCAAAGGCACGCACGCCCTGCACTTCATCGGCCAGGATGGTAGCTCGCGTTGGCAGGTGCGCCGTCATAAAGGGCACGCCGGTACGCTTGGAGCCTGCCACGACTTGGCCAACGCCGCCGCGTGGCTTGTTTTCCACCAGCGCCAGCTTATCGCCGTCTTTCTCAATGACGACTTGTGTAGTGGTAATGCCTTGGGCGTCAAATACGCCCATCTCGCCAAGGCGGCGGGGGGCGTATTCCACTTCGTTAATGGATGCGGTTAGGGATTTAAGGCTAAACGCATCGCTTTCAAAAATGCTTCCAGGCATGGTGTGCCTCTCTCAATAAGGGGTGTACAGGTGGTTTAGCAGTGCGTGGCGTTAATCGCGGACGATCACGCCACGGCTTACCAGATCGTTAGTGCCAGCGTTAATGGCGGCCTCGTCGGCACCCTCTGGCCAGCCCAGCAGCGCGCCGTGAACCTCGCAGGCGCGGACATGCACGGTAATCGGCTGCGGGGCTTCGGTGGCATCGGCTGCACCGTAAAGCACGGCTTTAGCTACCTCTGTACCATCGGCGGCGGCAGGCGCTAGCGGCACGTAGTCACCCGCGCCGTTAAGCGCCAGCACGGCACCCGCTGGCAGGTTGCCACTGGCCAGGGTGCCCACTTCACGGGAACGGGCACCATTGGCTTCTGATAAAACGTGTTCACCCGTACGGGTGCCTTCGGTGTAGGTCGTTGGCATGGGAATGCTCCAAGGTTGGGGTTACACCATCACAGGCTTACGCCTTGGCTGGCTTGCGGTTAAAACGGGCGTAGGCGTTGGCATAGTTAACGCTCGCCTGTCTCGCTTGCCCCCCTTCGGGGGAGTGGCTGTTATGAATGTGCTGGCCTTCGCCGTGGGCGGCGGCAACGTCGAATACGTAGCCGGTGGCCTGATCGGTATCCATGCCGTTGCTAATCAGCTTTTCCATGAGCTGGTTTTGCCCGGTGGTCTGGCAGGCTTTAATGATGCTGGTCACGCGGGTACGCTCGGTGGCCAGCACCTGCTCGGGCTGTGCCGCCTGCAGCCGCTGGATAGCCTGAACGGCGCTTTCTGGCGTTTGCTGAATATCAGCAGGGTCTAAGCTGAGCGCCTTGGCAATCACTGCTAGCGGCTGCCCTTCGGCGTTAGCCGTGGGGGCTTGCTGCCGTAGCGCGATAATCTGATCACCCAGATCAGCGGCTTGGGCTTCGGCTTCTTCGGGGGTCAGATCGAACGCCAGGGCGAGGGCATCGGCGGCGCTCATGGTGGTTTGCTGCCCGGCTAGCTGGGCGCGCAGGTTGATCAGCTCGCCATGCTCTTCTAGCTGCTTTTTGAACTTGGACATATCAGCACAGGCCACCGCCTGCAGCTGGGCATCTTTAGCGGTGGCAATACCCCACGCCAGCGCCTCATCCGCGCCCATTACCGTGTCGCCCTGATCCAGCAAGCCGTTAATCTCTTCGGCGGTCTTGCCGGTCACCCCTACGAACACATCAACGATGGCATCATCGAATTTCGTGAGGTTGGCGGCGGTTTCCTGCATTTCCTTGGCGTTGTAGAAACCCACCATCAGCGAGCTGGCCCGGTGGGTCATTACCGTGGTGCCCACGCCCATGGTGCGGGTATCACCCGCCATCATGATCGTTACCGCGATACTGGCCGCCATGCCGGTTACTTTGGTGTGCACCTTGGCCCGGTGATTTTTGAGGTAGTTGTAAATGCGAACGCCGCTGGCCACATCACCACCGGGGCAATTCAGCTCTATATGGATCTCGTCTAGCTCGCCAAGCGCATCAATCGCGGCGATTAACTCACGGGCGGGCTTTTCGCCGGTAAAATCGCTAATCCAATCCGGTGCCCAATCCGAGCCAATC